TGGGTGTTCCTTGAGTTTGAATATACTATTCAATCTGTTTGGAACAAACGCGCTAATGGGCTTCCGCTCATAGCACTTGAGGTGTTTCCTTGGAAAGCACCTTCCCCTGTGAGAGCGGCAACCGCCATCTCACTACTCGTACAGCATCTACGGTCGTAGATGTTTCGAGAACTGTCGGTGAAACTCTTAGAGTCCCTCCCGCACACCGGAGACTATTATGCCCTCGATGGCGAACATGACAGTGAAGAAAAACGACGGAACGACAGATATTCTGTATACCGCCGTTGTTGCGTCTGGCGGGGATAAATCCCCTGCCGTCTGGCGTAGCAACACGGTGGGTACGGCCGCTGGTCAAAGACCCGAATTGCGTGTTTCGTCCCGTCCTAACGGTGATGGGACCGCACGTCGGATCGATGGCAGCTATTCGTACCCGAGCCTTGTCACCGGCTCTGATGGAAAAATCACGGTGGCAAATCGCTTCAACCTCACTTTCAGCGGCGTCGTCCCTTCGGGGATGCTCGACGCTGATTTGAATGAAGCGTCCGCACAGAGCATGAACCTTTTGGCTCAGGCTCTGATGAAGTCGGTTTTTCAATCGGGCTTTGCGCCTGCTTGATATTCCGCTTCTCACCTTGATCGGGACTTAATGTTCGGTCCCGCTCCTTTTGGAGTATTCCATGACACCTTCCTTCTTGCCACATACTGTGGAGAGGGCGATCCTTCGAATCTTCGACGATCTCGCCACACCGACATCTCTCAAAGCATCCTTGCTTTGGAAGTACGGTGAATGGGACCAACTTGCCTCTATGGAGTTGGAACCAAAACACTACCTTGAGGCCCATAGCTATTGGCTTGATGCCACCGCTGTAAGCCTAGTCCGCAAACTTGAAAACCTTCCAACCAGCTTCGACCGAAAGGGCGTCGCGGAGGATAATTTTCTGGCTAGCGAATTGCAGTGTTTTCGCTCTAATAGACGTCTTCTTCCATACCTGTCTCCCGGCTTGCCGGATACAGACGTGGGCGTTCTTTCTTTTGTTAAGAAAGCTCGGAAAATTTGTAAAGACATCTTAGGTCCTGTCCCTGACACAGATGAAACCTTCGAAAACCCTTTTACGGGTCAAGTCGGTTACAAGGTCAGTGGACGATTTGGGCCCGGAGCGACTTTTGGCGATAGGGGTAGGTTGACTACCGTCCCCGACAAAATGTCATCAGAACCCACCATCACCACCGGAGCTATGTTATACCTTTTTCCTTGGTATGACACTCTATGGGCTTCTGCCTGTAGAATTTCCGGTAAAGATCCTCTCTATGTCCGAGGGAATCGTTTCACAACGGTTCCTAAAGATTGTAAGAAAGATCGTGGCATAGCCATTGAACCTTCTATAAATCTTTTTTATCAACTCGGGTATGGTCGTGTTATTCGTAACCGACTTAGAGTATCAGGTTTAGACCTGACAAAAGGGCAGGATATTCACAAGCGGGTCGCTTGTGAGGCCTCTATCGAGGGCCATCTCTGCACCTTGGATCTTTCTAATGCTAGTGACACCGTTTGCTTTAACTTGGTGAAGTTATTGCTTCCCGATGATTGGTTCTCTGTCCTTAGGGATTTGAGATCCAGTCATACGCTATTCCGTAAGGATTGGCGTTTACTCGAAAAATTCTCGAGCATGGGTAACGGTTTCACCTTTGAGTTGGAGACATTGATTTTTCTCTGTCTCGCGATGGCGCTTCCCTCTGACCAAAAGTTGGAGATCGGTCGCAACGTCTATGTCTTCGGTGATGATATAATCATTCCGTCGAACTGCTCAAAGGCAATGATTGCCGTGTTGAGTTTCCTTGGTTTGTCTATTAATGAGGGGAAATCCTTTATTGATGGGCCTTTCAGGGAAAGCTGCGGTGGGGATTACTTCTTAGGAGTGGACGTCCGTCCATTCTTTTTGAAGGATTCTCCAAATGAACCGCAGCAGCTCATCTCCTTCGCCAACGGCCTTAAGAGATCTTCTAACGAAGATCCCAGAAGGTTCGCGGCTTTACGTCGTGGCTGGTTTGGTGTTCTTGATGGTTTACCATCACACATCAGATCCCTCCGTGGTCCTAAAGACCTTGGGGACTTGTGCATTCACGACGAGGAGTCTAGCTGGCGTTGCCGCCAGCGTTCCGGCATCAGGTACATCAAAGTCTATCGTCCCGCTAAATACCGAAAGGTATCCTGGCGAAACTTCAGACCTGATGTTACCCTAGCGTCAGCCGTCTATGGTGTTCCTAGCGGTTCACGTAAAGTGGACTCGCAAAACGGGGGTATCATCCCCCGCAATGCCGTTTCGGGATACAAAGTCGGCTGGGTGGCTAGGTCTTAAAACCTAGCCGAGGAAGTTTCTTCCTCTCTTTTCCCGGTTCATTTCCGGGTGGTTGGGGGATTTCCCCCGTAAAAGTAAATGCTGCGAAGCTTTTAC